GGGAGATTGTATTTAAAAAACCAAGTTATGAATAAACCATTAAGCATTATATCAAACTTTTGTCAAGTTTCATTACCAAGTGAAGGTTTCAGCATTAACCTCATTATTAATTGCCTCTAAATCTTCAACAAGCTTTTTAAAATCTTTTGAAGGGACATACTTTGATACAATAGTTGGCCTAGACATCAAGAACTCCAAAGCTTTTTTTTCAGCTGTTGCTGATTGTGAGTATATTATAAACTTGTCATTTTTAAATTCAAAAGTTGACTCTGGATGTCTTTTAATAAAAGAATCTACATTTTCACGGACATTTTTAGTTATGTATAACCCAAATTTTAACTTGTTTGAATGGAGTTGGATGTAATACTTATCATCTATTAATAATCTGTCGAACCATTTGTTTGCGACACACCTATTTATGAACATCGTTAAACATTTATAAGCAAATTTTTCAGTCGGAGTGAGCATGTCATATATTGGTTCTAATTGTGTGATTAAGACCAAAATTTCCGAAATAGATTCTTTATGAGCTCTTGCCAGTGTTTCTGACAATCCAGTATAGTGTGTTATTATGTAATCTTCTAAAGTTGGTAAATTTCTTACCATACTCATTGTATAATTGTTAGGGTCTAACCTAGGCTGGTTATACAGCTGAAAAAACGTACCTATTAGCTCTTCTGTTTCACTGTCTTCCGAGTCATAAGATTCTATTGACAATTCATCTTCATCAAGATCATAATTGTAATTTTTTGTTGGTTCCCAAAAAGTATTTCTTGCATGTTCAATATCAGGTGTATTGAGTTCATCATCAATTGGCATTATATTTGATGTGTTTATCTTTAACATACTTGTTAGATCAGTCATACTAAGCTCAGTTTCAATAAGCCTTGTACTAAGTTCTACTTCTGACATTGTATAACTGTCATCATCTATATTACTATCAGATTCAATTGGCTTAAAAGAATTTAAATTTATATTTCCAAATGATAAAAGGTTAATTTCATTTCTTTCAATCCCAGCTTGACCACTGTTATCAGGTTTTGCCACATTGGTGGAATCATTTTCAAAGATTCTGATATCTCCGAGCATCATGTCAGACCCAAATGGATTACTATCCAGACTTGCTTCTGTGACACCAGAACTACTTATCTGGACGTTTGATGATAGGCTTAGTAAACTGCTCAAACTACTTAAATCAGGTTGGTCGTTTTCCTTTGTAGTATTTAAGAGGAATTTATTGTCTTTTGAGGTAAACGCTAAATTTGATTCTAGTATCAACTCATCTTCAAAACCTAATAATTCATCATCAAACCTTTGATCAATATCTAATTCACCTAATCTAGAATCCCTAAAAGCACTTATTTTTGATGACCATAATTCTTTAACCCTTGCATTTAAATCAGAAATTCCCCACACAGTTTCATTTATAAATAGCTTGTCAAGCTCATAGTGACTCAATTCTGGGTTTGTTTTTCCTGTTATGTATTGCCATATAACTCCATTATCTAACATAGATTGAATGTCTATATTGTTTAAGTAATAATTTAGTCCATGTATCACTATGTTAGGGCCACATGCGTATAATGGTAACCTGAATAATCTCATAGTCCCCACATTAACAGCAGCTTCACTAGGAATTATTAATACATTAGTATCATAAAATTTGTATTTTTTAGGTAAAGGCATATTGGGGAGTAAAACATATTCTATAGGATAACAATCTCCAGAATCAGCATTCAGCATTCTGATTACTGTTCCTATTTTTTGCAGCCTAAGTGAGCCTTTTACTAACTGATTCTTTGTTGTTTTTAACTCAACCAATGGACCTATGTTTAACTTTCTCAAAAACTCTTCTTTATTTATTAGTCCTAAAAGCATTTCAGCACATATATATATATATGTTGCTTTAGACACACTCTTCACATCTGTCAAAAGTATCAAGTCATCCAATGCTTCAATGGCATAGAATAGGTTGTTTTGGTACCTTATAATTAGCAATGACTTTATAGTTAACCCTTTCTTAACATTTAAATTCTCTAAAATAGAACTCCTTTCCCAAACATTGTCAATAAATTTATAACTAAATCCAAGTTTTCCATTGACTAATTCTCCAAGAATAGTATAATCATTATACAACACAGCTTTCAAAAAGGCTTCCATCCTTTTATGATGTATTGTATCAGAGAAAGTTGGTATCAGCGATTCTGAGTACAAACAGTCTTTCACATTTCTAAAGCCACTCACACTTGCATTGTTAATTAGTTCAATAAATGAATCTAATGGCTTACCTTCCTTAACTATTATCAAGTAATATAATAAAGTTAAATTCTCCAGCAATAATTGCCCAACACTTGCAGGCATACCAAAATGTCGCTCATAAATCACTTCCCTAGTTATTGGATTTTTTACAGTAATTTCTTCAGATGGGTTAAAGTACATTCTATACCTTGGGTGGACACCGTGAGTGAGCCAACCTTTTATATAGAATAATTGGTTTGAACTTGAACCTTCTGAGAAGCCTATACCATATTTTGACTGAACTATTTGAGATTTAAGGATTGACAGCAACTTGATTAAATCATATTTTGATAATTGGTTGATATCAATGTTTAAAGAATTGTTTAATATAGATATATCAGTATTTAAAAAACTTGGTCGTTTTAAATTCCTTTTATCCAATAGGAATCTTTCTTTGGATATGCAGAACTGTATTATATCTGATATATTGTTTTGTATTTTTAAATATTTTAGAGGTTTAGGTAACTTCATTGCTATTGGTGGGTTGCACCTGAATGAGCTTTGGCTTATAAGGCTTCCTTCTAATATGTCAAATAGCATGTCCACATTTGGATTAAATCCAGTAAGTATCATAGATATATCTACATCTATGTTATGCAACTGAGACAGTTTCTCATTTATTTTATAGAAAGATGATTTCAGGGTTACAGGCTTGTCTTCCCATGGCAAATACACACAACCTCCAGTCACATAGAAAGACAATCGAAGCATTAATGATGGCCTTCCTGGTGTAGTATAAGCTTTAGAAAAGCTTTTATTAAAATATTGGAATTGTGTCCATGAAATCAATTCAATTGGATCATTTGGTTTCATTATTTTATACTCAGGCCTATCAATCCTATATCTTAGGTAATCCTCATAGCTAATGCCTAACTTAGACTGTATTTTGCTAATAATTGTTTTCTTCTTGAATGTAACATAATTTGGGCTGAACAGTGGCTGATAATCTTTTATTTTTAGTTGATCTTCTAACTCTTCAGAAAATTGAGCACTTAATTGATATAATTTCACTAATAAACTTTTACTCTCTGAGTACTTATAGAGTCTATAATTATTTACATTACAAAAACTATTTATATAAGCAAGAGGAAGGCAGTCTGGTAAGCCAAATAGTTCAGTCGGATAGTTAAATGGGTTGTTTGAATATGGACCTTCATTTTTCATCCCTTTAATTAATGAGTAAGATCTATATAGATGAAGATTGTGAATTCTTTGTTGAATATAAGAAGTCATTAATGGGACGCCCAATCTGCATGATTCACCACACCTTGATACTACATTCATCACATCTTGCTGAAACCCTTCGCAACCAATATTTAAACCTACCTCTTTCGTTTTCTTTATGCTAGGATAAGACATGTGGCCATTAAATGAAAAAAGTGATATAAATTCCATGATATGTTTTTGTATATTAGTCTTTTTTGAGCTATCTCGTATTCCAACTAGTCTCTGCATTAACTTATGGTAAATCCTAAATTTTAACATTATTTGCTCACTGTAACACCTTATTACTAGTACGTAATCATCTGAATGTTCCAAATGTTTGACCAATATTTTGTGGGTTAAATCATTCTCATACCTGTCATGCCATAACTTAATTGCTAACCTAGTGGCTAAAGTAGCCTTCACGGAAGAAGAGTAATTAAACATTCCTTGTAAAAAGTTTTGTGTGCTTTTTAAAGTTGTTCCTTCTTTTAAATAAGAGTTTTCTTTTGTTATGAACTTTGTAGATTTTATTATTGTATTGGGTATATTTAAAGTTTTTTCTGACCAAGCTGCAAAACAAGCTTTATTGTGTAGATTGCATAATTCTCCTGTTAAGAATTCAAGGCCATCAGACATTGCCATAAAAGAACTCATGGTTTCTGCAGCTGACCATTTTGTGCAATCACCATTTATATAGTAAGTAGGGAACTTGCTTTCACTGCTCCATTTTATTGCTGTATCTGAAACATCGGACATATACTGCAATTTAGTATCTCCTGGGCAAGATATCATTTCTTCTGGTAACTGCACTGCAATGGATTTATAACAGTTTTCAACAGTTCTAAGAAGACATTTAGCACCGAAATTCACAACATAAAACTCTCGTTTTGCACCATACTGGGATTTTATGCAAATATCAGCAACTGACCTCATATTGTTGTGCAGCAAATTCCAATTTGCAACATCCAGCACAGTTTTGGTTGTAGGATATCTTAGTAAAAAGTCATTTAAGCAATCATGCACTTTCATTCTTCCGGTTTCTTTATCCGGCAAAACAGCAGTTCCAGGCCTAACATTCTGGAGCTTTCTTAGTTTTGGTAAGTATTCTTCAAATGATAATCCTTTAGATATTAATAGTTCTTTTATTTTTTCTTCATTTTCAGATTTTCTTAGTTTAAATGTATGGAGTTCTTCAATAAGGTTATATTCTGGGATACAAGCTTTAGTAGATACTATGGCAGATAGTGGTTCATTGTTGATATTTTGGATTAGATTTTTTCTTATTTTTTGAGGCTGTATATCGGTACAAACTTCTTTCAAATGGTAACATGCATCTACCCAACATCCAGTTAAATTATCATCATTCACCAACCATTCTTTGATTTCTTTAGCAGAATTATAAACTCCAAACTTTTGATTTTGTGTCATACTGTCAAAATTTTGTTGATATTTTATTATAGTTGATAAGCTTTTTTTAAATTCATGAAACTGTGATGCTGGTTCTTTTGATGTGTGCACATAAACAAATATGTCATCAAACCAATCTTGCAATGAATCTATATAATCGTCACTCCAGATAGAGAGTATGTTGAACTTTCCTCCCATACTATCAACTCTTCTTTGATTCCCTGTGTAGTAGATTGTTTTTTTTATTATACTTCCTGGTAGGTTATAATTCTCGATTAACAAGTTGCATTTTTGGTGTAAAGTTCGAACTAGCCAGTAAGTAAAGCAGTTAGGATACCTAGGACCAAATTTTTCAGTAATCAAGCCAGCAACATCACTAAAATCACTAATATAACTCATTGCTAAATATCTTACATCCATCAACATTTCTGCAAGTCTTTGTGTAATGCATTGAGATACCAAAGATCTAAATGTATAGATTCTTTTCAAAACTTCTGAACTAATTGACTGATTTGGTCGTCTCATAAATGTGTCAAAACCCGTAGATAATGTTTGATAATAAGTATCAGATAAAAACGCTAATTTAGTATTACTTATTCGCCTCCAGCTATAAATCACAACCCTCAACTCACCTAGGTGGTATTCTTTAAAGTTTCCAAAAACATTACTTATAAATGGTGAATCTCCTCTGGACACAACAATTGTAAAGAAAGGCTGACCTTCATCAGAGCCTCTATTTTGAGACCCACCCTGACAAATATGAACAACATTAGGGATTCCTGTATTTATGACTGTGTACTCTGTTTCCTTTGTATTTCTCATACTAAAATGTAATAGTGATTGTGCAACTAAGCTAGTATGCCATGACATTCTATGACAGTGTGTTCTAGAAATGTTATTATAATATGTTTTAAATTCACTTATAGCCATTGTCTTTATTTCATTGGCTGTCCTTGAATCAGGTCCTGGACTACAAGTTAATAAATCATCAGGCTTAATAGGGTCCAAAATTTGTAAGCTAACCAAGTCATAAAACCGTTGAAATATAATATCTCCATTTAAAGGGCAATCTTTAGGCTCTTTATATACCCTTGGACCATTGTTCTTAGAATAATTTACCCCACTATGTTTACTATATTCAAAAGCTGTTCCTTTAGGCTTTATAGTGTTAATGACACCACCTTTTGTTACATATGGTTTAGACTCTCTTAGGTTTAATCCTTGTTCTATGCAATGAGACCTAAAAGATTTGTTTAATGGCCTGTTATTTTTCAACATTATCTCACTTTCTAAGTTGCCTGTGTATGTATTCGTGTTAAACATTGTTAAATCACCTTTACATTTTAAAGCCTCAATGTAAGAACTTAAAATGTGTCTTACCAATTCACATTCAGGGCTGTTTGGCAAGTTCCTAACCAATGCCAATATGTTTAAAGAATTATACTGATCTTCAGCTAAATCAGTTTTACAAATCTCATTACCAATGTAATCGTCAAGCTTGAAACTATCGCAATATGGTATGTGGAAACTAGGCTTATAATGTTTTAAGGATGGTTTCATATTGTCAAAGGCTTTGAGGAAATATTTTTCATATCGAGTTTTATCTATTCTTTTATCTGATAATTTTTCAATCACATCTTCGTCATCTACTAATTCATAAAAAATCTTTTTAAAAGTGGAGAAATCTGAATACTTGTTTGACAAGTTAAATTTGCCTGCATTGGTTCGGTTTATCAATGATATCAATGTCTCCCTTGGCAAGTATTCTGTTGCAAACATTTGAAATTCCAATTCCTGAAAGCTATTAGCAAAGGTTTCTGGCTGTAGCAATTTGTACATTTGTTTTAATGATGACTCAATTGTTCTATATAAGTCTAAAAAACTATTATACAAATTTTCTTTAGGTGGCCATGGTATAGGATAGACAATTTCTTCTTCTAAGCCATCTAAACTAGGATAGGGACATATAGGAATTACTTCAGCCTGGATGTCATACATTGTTAATAATTTCGCACATATTGGACTATATTTAGAGTATTTGCTAGCTCTTGCTTTCTCAGGATCTATTGTTATGGAAGGATCAATAAAATAAACAACTTGCTCACCTTCTCTTTTATAAATTATGTCTGGAGTTTTCTCAAAATCTTTGTCTTCAATGTCAAAATAAGCTGATATGGTCATACCAATTCCTAACAGTGCTTCAATCCTAAGCTGTTCACATATAAGAATGTGGAGCAAATCATGCCTTGCAGACAGCAATGCTTTTATACCAATCACTAATTCTTCTTGAGTATATTCTTTATGTTCTATATCAAGTATCTGAGTCAATGAGTTAAGATTTGCAAAGTTGCTTTGATTGTATGTAAATGCGTTATAAGATATTTCAAATCTATTCATTTCTAATAATTTAAAACAATCT